GGATCCCCGAGGAGACGGGGAGCGCCTCCCACCAAAGGGAGAGCTTTTTCGTAACCTCGACGACGCGGACCGTGTCGAGGACTCCAAAATAAACCGTCGAGGGACTCACCCGGAGGTCGACGCCGAAAGTCCGGCTCATGAGGTCGAGCGAGATCTCCGCCCGGAGCTTCCTCGGCGTGATGAACGTCCACGACGAGTCTCCGGCCTCGACGACCGCGGTATCGGCCCGGGTGAGAGTCGTATCTCCCCGGAGCGCGAGGGCGAGGAGCGAGTCCCTCTCCACTACGGCATGATTCAATTTGTGCGCGACGTTGATCCAAAAGGACTCCGCCTCCGCGGCCTCTCCCACAAATTGCTCGAGACTCCTTGATCGCCCTTTTTCTGCGACGAGCTCGCTCGAGATCCCGGAGACAATCCATTGCAGAGAGTCGATCGTTGTCGAGTCGGAGTGAATAATAACAGACGGAGGCAAGGGAACAGACGGCCCCGGGGTCCAGATAAAATGCCCCACGAGGCCGCCCGCCACAAGCATCACGACGGCGAGGACGATTGTCGTCGCGTCGAGCTTCATCTGTATTTTGCCGCTTTCCTCTGAGCCGCGAGGGCCGGGGGCGTGATCTTGAGAAACGTCAGTAACCATTGGACGAGCGGCGTTGCGAATGTCCAGTTACCGACGAGCCCGGTGAGCAGCCCGGTCAGAGCGCCGACAAGATACCACGCATTTCCGCCCTGCCATGCGAGGTCCGCGAAGATCCCGAGGTGGAAACCGGATCCCACGAGCCCGACGAGGATCCCGACGACGAGCGAGCGGATCTGAGCCGGGACGTCGACGAGCGTCCAAAACTTGTTGATGAATTCCGAGATCGCGACGACGCCGAGCGTCATGGCCGCGAGGGAATTGAAGAGCGTCAAGAAATCCATTGATCTTTTCTCCTTATGTCTCCTCTGAGTGAGTGAAAAAATCTGAGCCCCGGATCCGCGAGGAGTCGTAAGATCCGAGGCCGCCCCTTGCGGAGCGCGGGGATCACCCTTCCCCGTCAGACTACATTGATGAGTACGTTGCATTCCTCCTGCGCGGACTCGTCGTTATTCTTCGCGACGACTTGGATCCGCTTGATCCCCGTCGTCGGCGTCTCCGCGTTGGCCCAGATATCGGCGATCGTCAGGACTTGCCCGGAGACGGTAACGACGCTCGAGATATCGACGCCCGCCTCGCCCTCCACGGAGGGATATGAAAAACGGAGCGCCGAAACGATCGACGTCCCCGCGAGCGCGAGGGACTCGAGCGTAACGTCGAAGGGATCCCGGACGTTTGTCGAGATCTCGCCGAAGGATATCACGTTTACGAATTGATCCGTCATAAATTCTCTCTCCTCTTTTTGACAATGAAGTCGGACTCCCTCTCGACGACGAAGGGACCGCGACGGAGTCCGATTTGTTCGGCCTCCGGCGCTTCGACGCGGAAATTCTTGTGTCTCGGGACGACGACGATATGCTTCCCCCCGGCCGGTAGATATTTGAGCCGGACTCCCTGAGCGGTAAGAATGAACGCCCCGGGACCCGCCGGGAGCTCCGGTTGCCCGGATCGCCGGAGGTCCGCGGATATCCCCTCGAGCGCGATCGGGAGCGCGTCGACGTAGATCCTCCGCCCGTACCGCGTCGCCGCGTCCCTCCCGGAGAACGAGAAAGAGCCCGTTTCCCCGGGAGTCCGCCTCGAGGCCCGGAGGCCCGCCGCGATTCCAGAGGCGGAAAAGGCCCCGGTCCCCCCTCCTACCACTCGGCCCGCCCGGAGATAGACGCTCATATCCGATATGTGGAGGTCCCCTGTAGCCGCCGGGAGGATCCGCGAGCGCTTGAGCTCCGCCGCTTGACCGGAGACCGCGAATGCGCCCGTATTCGCCGGGAGTGTTTTCGCTCCCTCCCCGGACCATACGAGCCCGGCTGCTTGCCCGGCGAGCGCGAGGGCCCCGGCGTCCGCCGCGAGTCGATACGTCCTCCGGGATCCGGCCGCTTGCCCGGTGAGGGCGAAGGATCTCGCGTCGAGGGCGTCCGCCCGCCTCGAGGCCCGGAGCGTCGCGATCTGTCCGGTGAGGCCGAAGGATCTCGAGCTCGTCGCGTCCTGTGTCCGGCCGTAATGGAGCCCGGACGCTTGCCCCGCGAGCGAGAGCCCGAGCGCGTCGACCGGGATCCGCCTCGCCGCCCGAGTCGTGAACGTCTGCCACGCGAGAGCGAAGGATCCCGCCGCCGCCGGGAGCGTTTTGTCGCCGGTCCCGGAGTAGGTGAGGGCCGCTGCTTGCCCCGCGAGGGCGAACGTCTGAGCTGTCCCGGCCGAGATCTTCCTCGCCGCCCGGAGGGCCGTCTCGCCCCGCGGCGTGAGCGTGAAGATCGCGGCCGTTTGCGCGTCGAGACGATATGTACGCTTAAATCCAGTTTCAGCCCGGGGAGTGAGCGTGAAGGTAGCCGCGGATCCGGCGTCGAGCCGGACTCCCTTCAAGAGCCGCGTCTCCGCCCTCGGCGTGAGGACAAACGTCGCGGCCGTCTGAGCATCGAGGCGATACGTCCGCTTGAGGATCGTCTCCGATCGCGGCGTGAGGACAAACGTCGTCGCCGTCGTCGCGCTCTGTTTCCTCGCGATCTTGAGCGACGTCTCCGATCGAGGGGTGAGCGTGAACGTCTGAGCGGTGAGAGCGTCGAGCTTTCTCCCCCACCGGAGGATCGTCTCCGTCCGGGGAGTGAGCGTGAAGGTCTGAGCCGGGCCGACGACGTATTTCCTTGTTGCCCGGACGTCTGTCTCAGATCGCGGCGTGAGCGTGAACGTCGTCGCCGTCTGCGCGATCTGCTTTCGCACAAACTTGAGGGCCGTCTCGGTCCTCGGGGTGAGCGTGTAATTCGCAGAGGTGTCGGCCCCGTACTTTCTCGTTGCCTTGAGGGCCGTCTCCGAGCGGGGCGTCAGCGTAAACGCCGCGGCCGTCGTCGCGTTCTGTGTTGAATTGTTGCTCGCGGTGGCCGGGACCTCGAATTCCACCCATGAGACCTGAGCGCGAGTATCCGGGATTGTATAGGTGATCGTTACTTGCCCGTTCGCCCCGGCCCCTCCCACCTTGACGGGGGTCCCCGTATTGTTCCCCGATCCGCCGCCCGCGCCGCCCGGGAGGAGTCCGGCCGTTCCGTTTCCGTTTGACGCGCCGCCGTTCCCTCCGGCCCCGGCGTTTGCTCCGCCGTTATTGTTTCCGCCGGTACGGCCGGAGGCCGAGGTCCCCGTCGCTGCTCCCCGCGAGGATCCTCCGCCGCCGCCACCGATCCCGGTCAGCGTACCGCCCGCGCCCGCGCCGCCCGCGTAGGTAAATTCGCCGACGCTGTTCGCCGTCGTACCGCCCGCGCCCGCGCCCGCGTTATTGTTGGACCCTAGAGCTCCCCCCGCCCCCTTAACTTCATTGTTGTTGAAATGCGAATTACCGCCGGCTGTCCCGTTGTTCCTGTTCGACCCGCCCGGGCCTCCGGCCCCGATCGCAATAGTGTAAACTGTGTTTTTGACGACGGAGACGTTGTTGTTTCGAGCGTACGCTCCTGCTCCGCCACCGGATCCTTCGTTGTTTCCGGTCCGGTTGGTTGCGCCGCCGCCGCCGCCCGCTCCCCATACCTCGACGACGACTCCCGTCATTGTCGCCGGAGCGGTCCACGAGACGTTTGCGGTGCTGTTGTAAGTAACGACTGCCACGAGATCTCCTTATTGTCCGGCTGCTCTCTGTTCTTCCCGCATTTTTTCTTTGACCGCCTCGAGCTCCCCGAGGATCGTCGCGTCGTAGATCCCGAGCTTGTCGATCTGCCACGCGACGAGTATCCGCTTCATGGCCTCGACCTTCTTCTCGACGGATTCCGTGTAGATATGCCAGAAAAAGTTAGAGTCTTTGAGCTGAGACTTGTCGAGCGTCTCGATCAGCGTCGTGAAATGCAGCCCGTACTTTGCGATATTCCTCGAGAGGACATAGTCGTCGACGAGGTGATCCGGGGTAATGATCGTCGCGAGCTCGTTCACCGTCGGGAAGATATTCGAGATCGCCTCGGCCGGAGTAAGGTCGTCCGGCGGCCTCCAAAGATCGAGGTTCCAATCGCTCCCGAACGTGCACCAGTTGCACGAGCCGATGTTGCGGCCGTCTCGCCGGAAATATTCGTCGTAGCGCCACCGGACCGCGGCGTAATCGTTCCCGTTGTGAGCGACGAATTGCTTTCCGCCGAGCATTGGGATGAAGTCGATCGTCTCCGGGTGCACGAGCGCGTCGGCGTCAAAAAATATATTCCAATCGTTCTCATGGAGACGGCCGAGCTCGTGGATCTGTAGCTTCTCAAAAACAACCGGCCACTCGGGAAACTTTCTCTCCCGGATCACAAAGAGCTCCGCTCCGATTTTCTCCGCGTAGCGCTGCATGAGCGGGAGGGTGAGCCGGGTGATCCCGGGAGCATAGTTGTCGACGACAAGAGTGTAGAGCGTTTTTTTCTCGGATCGCATGAGTGCTGCTCCTCTTTGGGTGAAGGGGCGTGAGTTATGGATTCTTGTTTGCCTTGAAGCGTACCCGGAGATTTGTCCACGCGCTGATTGTATTTGTAACGAGAAAGGACCCGGCCGTCCACGTCGACGAGGCAATCCCGGTGTGTGTGTTGCTTTGGATCGAGCTCGCCCCGTCGTAGAGCGTTACCGTGAGGTCGATCGTATTCCCGTCGTTGTCTGTTCGGTATCTATATCGGAGCGTTCGGTCCCCGGTCGCCGGAGTCGAGAGACTCGAGAGCTGTACCTCGCACTCATCGTTCGAGGGATTCGCCGCCGATTGAATATAGTCCGCGTCGCTGTAGGAAGTCTCGTCTATCTGCGCGTAGAGATTCGTCCCCGCGCTCGAGTCCGTCCACGAGGCGTCTGTGACGTCGGCTGTCGGGCGCGCGTACTGAGGTGGCGGTCCCGATGGTGCAATAGGAAGACAACACGCCGCCCATCCCTGATTCTCCGTGGGATAGTTGTTGGTGTACGTCTGTGTTACAGAACCCGAACCCGTCTTGATGCTTGCCGCGCCCGTATTGAATCCACCTCCACCCTCGAGAGCGTTCCAGAGTTTCGTCTGGCTCGCACCAAAGTAGGTGTCGGAAGGCGTCATGCCCCAATGGTGACACGAGAGAAAAAGCATATCCTCTCCCGATGACATTGTCTTCGTCTGAGTCGCCGTCCCCGTCCCGGTGCTCCCGGCGTAGACGCCCGAGAGCGCCGTCTGAGTCGCGTCGTTCCATTCGATGTAGTTGCAACAAGCGTACACGTTCCCCGAGAACTCGACAGAGATAGTGCCTGTGGACGCGTCGTTTCTTTCGTAGAGATACACCGCCGTGGCACCACTTTCGCCTGTTGACCCGACGAGCGTGAGGTTTGTACCACCGAGCGTACATGTGGAGATCGTCGGCGAGCCAGCCTCCGCGTATCTCGTTATCATGACAATGAGTTTCCTACTCGTTCCACTCATTTGTGTGAACGAGCAGGACAGGGAAGTTCCTCCGTCGTTGAGCCCAGTTGTTCCCGAAGTGTTGCGTGTCACGGAAGCAAGTCCGCGAATTCAAGGTATCCTGCTTGGTAATTCGCGAGTAGGCGGGCTTTGCAATCGACGACCGCCTGTGCCGACGACAATGTAATACCCGCTTTGACTGCGTGGTCGAGCCGACGCATGAGAATACAGTCGGCGCGATACGCGGCACGCGCAACCTCCGCAGGTGTCGGTGTCGATGCGGCGACGTCCACCACGCCAATGGGGATGCTTGGCAAAAGAGCGACCGACGCGGTTGCGGCGTCGAGCCATCCGCGTACCATCGCTTTCATCGTCTCGATTGACCCGTCCGCAGACTCGATGTTGAACGAGTTCTCGATTTGGTTCGCCCCGTCGTTGGCGCGCACAAGAACCTGTGCGCGCCCGTTCACGATGCCTTTGCTCACAACTGTGACTGTCCACGCCATGACGTTTCCTCCAATGTTTACGCGTGTATTTACGCGATTGTCAGCACGCCGTTGGTCGGATCGAAGTCGACCGTGAACGTCTCGCCCGAGGCGAGGGTGATCGAAGATCCGTAGTCGTAGAATCCGATCAGCTCCTTCGACGTCGCGGTATCATTGTAGAGGATCGCGTAGCGGAACGGACCGATCCCCCCGGCCGTCGCGGTGAAAACGACGTCCGCGAGGACGAGTTTGTAGGTCCCGGTCGTCTGAGCGCTCGAGGAGATCGTCGCCTGTGTCGCGGAGTAGCCATTCGCCGCGGCCGGAGCCGGGTGAAGCGATCCCGGGAGGAAGCCGGTATCGGTTGCCGCCGTCGGGGAGGTATTCGAGAGGGCGATCCTGAGAGTGTCCGCTCCGAGATTGTGGGCCTTCTCGGCGAGGGCCTCGACGAAGGTGTTGAATTTCGTGAATGCTGCCATGAGTTTTCCCTTCCTGAGTGTGTGTTATGGGTGTCCGATTTTGGAGAGCAGCCGCATGAGCTCGATCTGCGTCTGCTCGATCGCGGTCAAACGCCGGAGGATCTCAATTCTTGTTTGATCCTCGGCCGATTGATCTATGCGGAGCTTCTCGACCTTGTCGATGTTCTCCTTTTGCCGCTCCCGGAGCGCAGAGATCTCCATTGAGTGTACCCTGAGAACGCTTTGGACCTCCCCGATCGTAACGACGTTTGTGTAATACGTCGAGAGGGCCGCCGTTACAACAGCCAATCCGACGACGACGAGCCGGTCGATCATGTGCGCCCGCCTTTCCTCCGCCGCTGTCGGGCCCCCGTTGTGAGTCTCACTCATTTCCCCCTCCCTCGATTATGAATTCAAGATTTGCAATATCGGCCGCGGTGAGGAGAGATCCCTCGAGGTCCGCGAGCGGGACCTTCATCACCGGGAGCTCGACCTCCTCATCGAGAAGCGCGTCCATCTGCTTGCGGAAATCTCCCATTCTCTCCGGGCCGACCTCCGTCTCCCCCTTGCCGTTCTTGACGCCGAAGTCGTTGATAAATTTCAGCCGGGCCTTCTCGAGGTCTCCGAGCTCCTTCATGATCTTCTTTGAAAATTTTGTCAGACGATACGACGTTTTGACCGGGAGCCGGGAGTCGAGCAGCTTCGAGAGCGAGGTCTCGATCGCCTTGAGGTCGCGGATCTTGAATTTGCCGAGAGGGATTGTCGTTTCCATGATTTTTCTCCTTGAGGGTGAGTGTTATGAGACGGTGATCCATCCGTTCGCGGTGTAGATTTTAACGACGGACCCGTTAACCCAAACGTCCCCGAGCGTCCCGAAGGCCGGAGTCGTTCCTGAATTGTGTACGGTAGCGACCGGCCGGGAGTCGACCATGAGCGAGGCCCCGGTGAGGATCATAGACCCGGAGGTCATCACGCTTTTCAGCTTGTCTGAGGCGTAGATCTGCAGCCCGGTATCGTTCGCAAAAAGATATGTGTCGTTGTAGATCTCGACCTTCACGTCGTCTACAAAAATGTCCGAGAGCCCTTGATTGCCCGTCGAGATCGCCGTCCCATAGAACCGTAACGCAAGCTCGAAATAGCTCGTCGCGAGAGACGGGACGACAAAGTCCGCGGTGTATTCACTCCACGCGGCCCCCGGGGATCCGACGGAGGTGTGCGTAAACCTCTGGCTCCAATCATGGGCCCCGACGATCGCGACTCCGGGAGGGGCCGCTCCCCCGTATAGCCAGACGGAAATCTTGATGTGCTTTCCGACCATGAGCAGGAGATCGTCGGAGCGAGTGAATTGTTTGTAGACGACGGCCTCGAAGGCCCCGGTCGCCGGGCACGTCAGGGAGCTCAAGTTTACCTTGAGCGCCCCCGTCGCGTTATGCCCGGTCGTCCCGTCTCGCGTCGCCGTCGGCCCGCTCGCGTTGACGAAACGGATCGACCACCCCCCGGCGGTCGAAAGGAAATTGAGGACGTTCGCGTAGTCGTAGACAGAGGTGCTCATATTCGAGAGCGTCGGGGAGGGAGTGCTCATAGCAAATTTCCCGACCTTCAGCCGATCGGTGGATGAAATCGCCACCCCCAGACCGCTGAATCCCGAAGACCCATTCCAAGTCGATTCCAGTCTGACGGTCGCCGTTCCGTTCGTGTGGGAAAGTTTTGTCGAATCGAACGACCATCCAGCAATAGTGTTGTACGTGTCGTGAATCGCGGCTCCGCTCCCTACCGCATTGACAAGCGCGCTCAATGTAAAGTAGTCGTTCCCCTCATGATCCATCATTTGCAATCCGTACCACACCCCCACGGACGCGCCTTCCCCGTAGTCCTGCAACGTGCGGGAGTTGGGGTTGTTCGTCTTGAGCGTTGTCGCAGAACCCGCGATACGCCCGAGCACGAGGTGCCCAGCGTTGTACGACGACCACCACCGAATCGAAAATCCCGTGAGGTTCGATTGTGATTGATACCAGTTCGACACGCTGTTCAATCCCGACACGGCGCTTGACATGATGACGGAAGGCTTGCTCGTACCCGTCGTGTCGGCAGACGCGATACGGTCAAGCGAGAGATTCCACCCAGCGATTGTCGCTGTCCCGCTCGTCGGGAGGCTGATGAACGGCGAAGTGCTCCCAGTCTTGTACGCGCGGAACCCGTCGGATTTGCTAATGATTACGCCCGTAAACGTGGCAACGCCGTGCGGTGCATAGTTGCCAATATATACGCCGTCGTTTGTCGAGGACAGATACAACGTGGACGCCGCGGTCTTGACAGAAAGACCTTGCGAGGAAACCGCGACGACGGGATTCTGCATGTACCCGCCGAAGCCGCCGACGTTCGCCCACATGCCGTACACCTCTGTTGCCGATGACCCTACGCCGTCTGTCGGCTGATACGGCGATGCGTCAGGAGATTCTTCGAGTTGCGCGCCGTACACGTAGATCGTCGTGGAGTTGTCGCCTTGCGTGAGTTGCGCGTAAACGGTGTAAGCGAGTTGCGCGCCTGTCGCCGTGCTCGTTCCCGTAACGACGTAACGCTTGAATGCTGAAGTGAGGGTGACCGCGAGCGAGGCGATACCAGCGTAGTCCGTCCATCTGGCGATATCCATTGTGAACGCCTCGCCACCAGAAGCACCACGCGCCCACACGCTGAGCGTGAACGTCTTCGTGCCGACGGCTGTCGTCGTATTGTTGAAACGGTAGGGGTTTGTACCACCACTCCTCACCCACCGCGTTGCGTTCTGCCCGCCGTCTGGTGTCAGGATTCCAGCAAATCGGTCGCTCAACGTGATTCCCGAGGAGCCTGGGTCAGTCCACGTTGTAAACAGTTCGCTATCTACTGAGAGTAGTTGAACCTTTATCTTGCCAGCGTAGAACGATGGGCTGATTTGCTGTGCGCCTGTCGTCGTCGTGCCGCCGACGGCAAGGGTGCCGACAATCTTTGCGTTTCCTTCAAGGTACAAGTTGTTCGAGTAAAGCCCGTATCCCGCGAGCGTGCCGAAGGTCGTCGTTTGAATCGCGACAATGTTTCCGAGACGCGCCCGTACCGAAAGATTGGTACTCACCGCAGGATGTGTTGTCCATGTCACGATCTGCGCGTACGGCGAGTTCACCGCATTCGCACCGTCAATCGCATTGACCTCGTAGTACCCGTTCCCTGTCGTTCCATAGTCCAACGCAAGCGTACCCTCCGGTACGACCTGCGATGTTCCCATATCACCCGCGTTCGGCGCAGAGGAGCGCAAGAACGTGTACGTCTGTGTCTTCGCGGTCGTATCCGTACTCACCCACGTAATCGTACCCCAACAGTCCCATATTGTCAGGTCGAGATTTGTCCGCGAGAATGTTCTGATACGGATGACATCGCTATTGACAAACACCTTTGCATCTTGAAACCCCGCAAAACTTTCCACCACCAGTGTTGCAGTCCCCCCTGCGGCGGGGGATGTGAACGACTTAATCTTGGCGACAGACTTGCAGATGATCTGTCCCCCTGCAAGTGCCTGTTCCAAATCCGCGATGAAACTCTTGACGTGCATCTCATCCACGAACAGGTAGCGGAAGTCGGCATCGCCGCTTGCCGTAATTTTCCATCCCGTTGTCTGCGAAGCATAGGTCGGTGAGGAAAGCGCACCTGTGAACTTGACACCACTATCTGCGGCGGCGATCACGACAGCATTGGCGGCCAGCGCGGTATTGTATATTCTCCACGACGTTCCATCCATGACCGTCTGCCACTTCTCGACGCCGGCCACCTGAGCAATGATATCGGGCGTCGTCGTGTTGATTGTGATCTGTCCCGTTTGCCTCGTGTTGCCGCTCGCGTCGATCTGAAATTTCGGCGTCGCGAGAGTCCCCGAGGATCCGTCGAATTTCAGCACGTTGTCCGAGGCCGTTACTCCGATTCTCCATGCGACGATTGCCGCCTGAGTAATCGAGATCGCGCATATCGACCCCGTCGCTCCGCCGACGTTGAAAATCTGCTCGCTCGTTGACGCTCCCGCGCCAACATTCAAGAAACTCGAGATCGTCGCGTTTGCGAACGTCGGGCTCGCCGCGGTGTGTAGATCCTGCGGCCCGGTGAAGGTCCACGTCCGGTCCGCCGAGAGATCTTGTGCCCCCGTCGGCGATACCGAAATGCGGTTCGTCGTCCCGACCATAGTGAGGGACCGCGCCGAGGTCTGAAAAGCTGAGGCGTGATTTCCGTCGAGGAGGTCCGCGTTCAGATTTGTGTTGACCGTCGTCGAGGTAATGGAGAATGGAGACGTCCCCGTCGCCTGAGAGAGTGTCGCCCGGAGGAATGTCGGAGAGGCCCCGGAGTGAATATCTTGAGGCCCGGTGAGCGTGATCGTCCCGTCGGCGTCGTCGGTTACGGTAACGCGATTTGTTGTCCCGGAGATCCACGAGGCGGCCGGAGAGGAAACGAGATTTTTCGACCCGTCCGTTGCGACGAGGCGCGACGCGGTGAGGCCCGAGAGATTGAGTCCGGCGAGGGTGAAAGATCCGGCCGTGATCGAGCCGGAGATCCAGAGGTTCCCCGTCTGAACGGAGGCCGGAGAGAGAAAGATCGCGTTTGAAATGATGTCGGCGACGCCCGAATTCCATTTCCCGCGCCCGGTGTTCGGCGTGTCTGTTGTCGCGACGCTTGAGAAAGTCGGTACGCTCATGTCAGACTCGAGTAAACATAGGTGGTGTCGCCGAGGGGAGCGACGTCGTCCTGTCCCCACGAGAGCCATGCCGCAAACTCCCCGATCGGTAGGACCGGCCCGCTCGGAGTCGTGAGACTTTCAAAAACGAGAGTCAGCCCGTCTTTGTAGTCCGTCGTCGTGAGGTGCACCGGGACGACGTCGGTCAACATAAAAAGCATGTCGGTCGTCGCGTTGAACCGAAACGGATTTCCGTCTCGGAACCTGTAGAGCGAGACCGCCTTTCCCTTGTACGCGCAGATCGTCGAATACTTTGTCGACGGGCTCGCGTATTTCCAGAGGTTCAGCGTGATCGCGACGCGCCACCGCTCGGCCCTAAAGATCAGAGCCCGGTCGAGCGCGATCTCGGACTCGTGCTCGATATACTCCGTCGACGGAGTGAGCTCCGTTACGAGGGCGAAATCGAGGTCGACGGAGACCGCGTCTCCTGCTCCGCGGTGATAAATGAACCGGGGCCCCTGTGTTCCATGGATCGACACGGTCTATGCCTGTAGGACTGTGTCGGCCGAGACGAAGAGGAGGATGAGTCCGTCTTTGTAGTCGGTCGTCGTGAGAAAAAATGGAGTGATCTCCTTGAGCACAAAGAGCGCGTCCGTCGTCCCCGTTTTGTAGAACGGGGCCCCGTCGGCGTGGAGGTAAAGCGTAACGAGCCGCCCCTTGTACGTCGCGATCGTTGAATATTTTCCCGCGGGCGTCGGGGCCGTCGTGTGTTTGTAGAGGTGGTATTTCACCTCGACCTCCCAATGCGTTCCCCGGGCGAGGAGATCCCGGTCCCCGGTGATCGCGGAGCGCTGCTCGACGTAGTCCGTCGTCGGTTCGCTCCGCTGAATGATCCCATAGGTGAGGTCGACTGTAACCTCTCCCCCTCCCCCATGATTGTAGATAAATCGCGGGCACGTCGTCCCGAAAATTCCCATGCTTAGGTCCCGAGATAGAGAGCGTCGATCTCCGTCTGAGAGTCGGCGATCTTTTTCTTCATGCTGATGATCTGGTATTTGTTGCCGTTGGAATCAGAGAAGCTCTTCGTGAAATCCATCGTAACGCCCGCGACGACAAAAGAGTCCACCCGGCAAGCGTCGAGGTTCCCTGTGTGCGCGAGCCACCAATTAACTCCATGCTCCCCGTAGTCGTTTTGGGCCCCGGCGTTGACGTCCGCGCTCCCGACGCGATAGACGTCGTAGGTCGTCGCGGAGCGGACCGCCTTGATGTTCGTATATCTCTCATCGTAGAACGAGGAGACGAGCGCCGTCCCCCGGTCGAAGCGCTTCTCGTCGAGGGCGTTGTAGGTCCCGGCGCTGTAGGGAACGATCGTAACCCCGCCCGCGAAGACGCCCATCGAGACGTAGTCGATCGGGAAAAATCGGTACGCGCATTTCCGGGAGAGGATCCGCGGGAGCGTCTGAGTGTTCCCCGAGTCGTAGTAAAATAGCTGATGAAAAAACGCTTTCCTCTTGTGGAGGAAGCCGGTGAAGCAGCCCCAATCAATCGCGAGCTTGCGGAGTACGTCGCCCATCGTTTTGAGTCCGTACCCGTACTGAAAAAAGAGCGGATCGTCGAGCTGATATAATTCGCTGAAAGTTAGATTGCTGAGGACCGGCGTATTCGCCGGCTTGACGACGCCGTAGTACGTCCACCCTTGCCGGACCGTGAGAGAGGAGTCGGCGAGGGCGATCGAGCTGTCCACGAGCTTGTATATCTGCTGGATCAGCCACGGCAAGGAATACCACGTCGAGGCGGTGAGCCCGAGCGTATTGATCGGCGTCGTCCCGTCAGCCGCGAAGAGCTGCATCTCGTTCAGCTTTATCGACGCGGCCTCGACCTTCATCGAGACCTTGCGTTCGTCGAGATCGTAGTCAATGGAATCTGAGACGAGTCGCCCGACGTATTCCTCTGTCCCGTTGATCTTGAGCGTGATGAGCGTCTCATACTGCAAATTCGTCGCCGGGAAAAGCAGCTTAAAGAGGCAGAGAGTCGGGCCCGAAAAGTCGCCGTCGCGATCGAAGAGAGAGAACGCATACTCGCCCGGGACGATCAGCCCGTCGTCGAGGGCATAGTCCCACGCGACGGATCCCCAATCCGCGACGCGGATCCCGAGCTCCGAAAACGAGTGAGCACCGCTCCCGCTTTCGTAGCGCGTGAATTGAATTACAATCTGCGCCGTGTCCCCCGCGGTGTTGATAACCTCCGCTGCCGAGGTGAGTGTCGTATAGACGGCCATTCTACCGGACCCTCATATAAGACTTCGTCGCCCGCTTGTTCGCGTAGTAAATGTCCTCGCCCTGAATGCGGCCGACGGACTCGACTTTAATCGACCCGGAGACGGACTGCCTCCGGCTGTTCACGAGGTTCATATTGAGAACGTCGAGCTTTTGGAGCAGCGCCGCCGTCCCGTCCGCGCCCGAGCCCGAGGGACTCCCGGCCGGAGTTACGGAGACCCTCTCGCCACTCTCGACCATGAGAGGATATGAGTCGTTTGGAAATCCCCCCGGGACGACGAAGGATCCGCCCCCTGCCATGCGCCGGAGTCCGTGAGGACCGCCGAGGAACGTCCCGCCCGAGTGAGCGACCCACTCCCCGCCGCCGCCGGAGATAATCTTCCCTCCGCCCGCCGCTCCGCTGAGTCCGAGTGAAGCCACGTTAAAGAGCGCTTCCATGAACCACGAGGCCGCCATCTCGGCCGCCATGCGGGCGAGCTGCGCGATAACGGAGTCCACGAGCCCGGTGAAGATCCTTTCGATCCCCTCGGAAAAGTCGATCGTTCCCCGAGTCATTTCGTCGAGCGTCGACCCCCACGACGCGCCGAGATCCCCTTCGAGGCCCTCGAGGGCGCGGGCGATCTCCTTGTGCTGCTTTCGGAATTGCTCTTTTGCGTGATCCTTTTTCCCTTGTGCATAGACGCCCGCCTGCATCGCGTTTTCTTTTTCTCCCGCGACGGCGAAGGTCCCGATATCCCGGAGCTCTTGATTTGTCCCGTTCTTCTTATTGAATTCTTCGATCTCCCGGTTCTTCTCCTCGAGGGCAAGGATCTGATATTTCAGTTGATCGTCGAGGTATGCTTTGTATTCGGCGTTCGTGAGCGCGAAGTTTTTGATCTGTTGATCGACGAGCTCCCGGTTATAGTTTTTCATCTCGGAGGTGTAGGCCGCCTCCTTCGCGAGGATCTCATTCCGGGCCGCCTTTTGTCGATCGACCTCGCGGCGCGTCGCCTCGATCTCCGACTTCTCGTAGGTGAGCGCGACGGCCCTCCGGTCGTTCGCCTCGGCCTCCGCTGAGTACGCCGTATCTTTCCCCGGCCTTTCCTTCGCGAGCCGCCGCCGGTCGTCGATCTCGCGGAGCGCGGCTGCCCGGGCGTCGATCGCCTCCTGCATTGAGCGCTGCCACTCCTCTTCGTGAGAGGCCGCGTTGAGGGCGTCCTTCGCGGCGAGATACCGACGATATGCCTCGAGCTCCTGCTTGAGCTGCTCTTCCGTTTTTTTCACCGGGTCCAAAGATCCGGGCCGGGCCGGGCCCGCCTTCTCGTCGAGATACGCGCCGGAGAGGATCCCTTTCTCTTTTTGGATCCCGGAGAGGCGATCGCCGAGAGACTTCACCTTGTCGTTCATCTCCCTGAGCTCCTCGGGCGTGTAGCTCGAGGGGAGACCCTTCGACGCGCCGCCGCGGTTCATCGAGGTCGTGTAATCGGTGTAGGTCCCTTTCTGGATCTTGAATTTCAGATCCTCCATTTGCGCCTTCGTGCTCGCCTCGTCCGCCTCGACGGCCTTGAGCTTGATCTCGTTCATATACTTCAGGTGATTTTGCTCCTCGACGATCATGGCGCGGAGCTTGCCAGTATTGACCGAGATCGCGTTGCCGTATTTATCCCACCCGTCGATCGCCCCGGGGAATGCGTTCGCGAGCTCCTCGATCGCCGCCGTGAGCTCCTTGTCCTCCTCGAGGTTCCGATTCTGTTTGCTTGAAAGGTAGTCGTAGGTATTCGCCGTCTGCCAGACGTATGCGCCCTGCTTTTGGACCTTCGTCGAGAGCTTGTCGAGCTCGAGGTTCATATCCTTCGGGAGGGCCTTGAGGAAACCGGCTGCGAGCGGCTCGAGGGCCCCCTCGATCATTTCCCCGACGGAGCGCTTTATCCGGGAAAAGGCCGCGGAGATCGCTCCCTCATACGCATCCATGTCGTCTTGCGTGTTCCGGGCGAAGCCGCCGATCTTTTTCTCGAGCTTAGCAAAGATCATTTCCTGCGCCTCGGCCGCCTTGCCGGTATCGACGAGCGCCTGTATCGCCTCCTTCTCGTCCTTCGAGAATTTAATCCCGGACCGCCCGAGCCGGGTGAGACCCTCGGCCGGATTGTCGAGCGCGATACCGACGGAGAGCGCCGCGCCCTTGAGGTCCGTGTCCATCTTCCGAGAGAGGTCGATCACAATTTGCGTCGCCCGGGGGAGCGAGTCCTTCGAGATCTTGTCGAAGGTTAAGAGGAACGTAGAGAGATCGAGGACCTCGTTCGTCTTGACGGCGTATTTGTTGAATTCCGCGAGGCGCGTCGCCATGGAGAGGATCCCGCCCGCGGTGTACTCTCCCTCTTTTCCCATCGAATGAATTGTCGAGTCGACGCCCTTGAGGGCCCGCTTCCTCGCCTCGAATGCTTCGAGACTCGTCCCGAGGAAATCGAATGCCATCTTTGTAATCTTGATCGCCCCGGCCACGCCGATAAAACCGACGACCATTTTCGTGAGCTCGGGAGGGAGTCCCATGAAGGGAGCGGCGATCCCCTTCCCGGCCGACACTCCGGCCTTGTTGAGCCCGAGGAGCTTCGCCTCGACTGTCCCGAGGACGTTTCGCGTCCGGTCGATCGAGGCAATATCCGCGTTGAGGGCAATCTTTTGATCGAGCTTGGATTTGAGCGCCGAGTGCATCTTCTGCACGTCGGCGAGCGACTTCGTCGCCATGCTGTTGTTAACGGCGAGCTTCGTCCGCGAGAATTCCCCCTCGATCTTCGCGGCCGAGGTCGCCGCGGCCGCCTCGATAGACTTAAATTGCGAGAGGATCTTGTCGGCCTTCGCCGCGATCTCTACATAAACCTCGCCGAGTTTGTCAGCCACGGAGCGTCCTCAATTGAAAATTCCTTTGCCCTTATAGTATTCGACGAGCTCGTCGAATTCCTCGTACTCTTCGTCGTCTGTTTGATACTTAAAGCCGCCCATGCCGGACTCGAGGGCCGCGACGTTGATCGCCGAGAAAAGCATGAGACGATACTCTCGGATCGGCCGGTCCTCGACCTCCTCGAGGGGGATCCCGAATTTTATCGCGATCAGCCCCCGGGAGACTTCCCGCCCTATTGACTTCCCTCCGGGATCTCCTCGACTTTTTTTTTGTTTCCCTCGAGCTCCTCGACGATATACCGACACGCCGCGGAGAGCTCGGAGACGGAGAGGGAGTCCAAGAGGAGGACGACGCCCCCGGTCTCAAGAAATTGCCGGTAGCGAAATCCGCGGATCCTCCCGAGGCCTTTGTAGGTGGCCCCGAGAGAATCGCGGACGATCTGAGCCATGACGAGGACGTTATCCGTCGTGTCCCCTGCTCCGGCCCGCTGCTTTGCCACGGCGACGAGCTCGAGAACCGCCGAAGCCCGACGCTGCGACAAAAGATACTCCCGCCCTCCGATCTCGAGTATCACGAGTAGATCGCCTCCGTCGGAGCGCCTACCCACGCGAGCCCGTATGAGACTTTGCAGATCGAATTGACGTCTGCCTCGATCGACTTGCTCATGACGATCGCGTTGCCGGAGATCTGCTTTTGAGTCGACGCGCCCCACCCTTTCCACCGGGCGATCACGGCCGTCGACGCGCCCATCGGGAGCATCCGGGCGAGCGTCGAGGTAACGGATCCGACCCACACGAGGTCGTATGCGACTTTGACCATATCGCCCTTCGCGAGCGAGTTGATCGACTTCTTCTGGAAGATCGCGCTCCCGGTCAGCGTGAGCCCGGTCCCGAAGGTGAGAATGACCGCCTGAGCCGCCGGACTCGCGATGAGGAGATCGGCGACCGTATCTTGCATGATGAGCTCGAGCGAGGCCGTTGCTTTCCGGCGGCCGGTGATCCACTCGGTTCCGTCGCCGGTCGTACTGGAGTCCGTCGCGTCGAATTCCCCGTAGTTCTCGTCGTACTTCATCGACGTCACCGCGGTATTCGCGCCGCCGATCGAGCAGATGATCGACTTCCCGGGGAGCTTCGCGCCGAGAGGATAGACTTGATTTGAGGCCGAAGCCGTCCCGGTCCCGTCGGAGGTCCAGATCTTTCCGACCGTATTGTAGTTATGCGAGATCGTCGTCTCGACGATCGCTCCGAGCTGTAGCCGGTAACGAGCTCCGGCCGTGAGGGCCCCCACCACTTTGAGCGCCGCGTCGACGTCCGTCAGATCCATGTCGACCTTTGACGTCCTCTTCGCCCGGTTCAGGATGAAATCTGTTGCCGGAGTCGGCGTCGCCGAGTCCGTCGTCTCGATCTCGTCCCATGCCCCGTCGAAGGAAACGGAATTTACGGGATACTCCTGCCCCCCGTACCAGAATTCGAGCGTTGCGCCAGTTACTTTTGCCATGAGTGTCTCTCCTTGTTGAGAATGAATTGCACCGCGTTCGTCCCCTCGTTAGGTGTGAAAAATCACCGAATACTGCACCGCGATATTGTAGGCCCACTCCTCGATCGGGAGCGAGACTTGCGATTGTCGTCGTACCTCGACGACGCGGTACGCTCCGATCGAGAGCCCCGCCTCCGAGTCCTCCATAACGTCGGTGATGTTTCCCGCGATCGCCTCGCACGTCGCAAGGTCCTCGCTCGAGACGAGGAATTGAATCCAGACGCGATAGATCTTTGTCGCCGAGTCCCGGTCCGAGTCGATCGGGAGCAGAGTATAGACGACGAAGGGAGGGGCGACGAGCGTCTTGCCGTCCGGGAGAGCTTGAGGAGCTCGCTCGTAATAGACTTTGTAGTAGGTCGTCCCGTTCACCGTTTTCGCGAGCGCCGCCTTGAGACTGTTGCTCGAGAGAAGCCGGTCGTAGATACCGTGCCGGACGTCGTTCGCGATATTAGCCACGGATCGCCTTGTTCATTATGAAAAGAATTTTTCCCCGGGCCGCAAAGATCCCGGCGCGGAGATACGACTTCGCCGGCTGATTGTAGTATCTCCCGAGGGAATCTTTTCCGGTAAATCCGAATTCGACTCGAGCTGCATACTTAACGATCGAGCCGATCTTGACCCGGAGGCGCTCCGCCGGAGAGAGAGCCCCGCCTGTTTTCGGTGTGCTCCGCTCCCTCGAGGTCGCATAGGCGATCGAGTTCACGAGATTTCCGGTCCGCTCGCGCTCGGGCGTGTTCGGCGAATACCAATTTTGCCGCCACCGATCGGCCGCCCACGAGACGCCCTGAGCCCCGATCGCGGCGAGGCCGTCCTCGACCCGGGAGAGGATCGCTGCATTCATCTCTTCGATCTTGAACGTAATCAGCGCCATGCTATTTCACCTGCTTTAGGAGATATCGGAGGTGGAAATGCTTTAACGCCCACACGACTTCATACTCGACGCCGTCCCCGTCGACAACCCGGTCCCGGAGCGAGAGCGTCTCCTTCGTATAGAGCTCGAGCGTCGCCAGATTGCCGAGCTGATTATTGCGAAGAACCTCCGCCCCGGAGAGCTCCGCGATATACCCATCGAAGGGCGTGTCGCTCGTCGTCTCCGTGAACCCGCCCGCCCCGTCCGACGTCTGAGTAACGACACGGCGGAGGAGTGTCTTGTAATAGTCCGAGATCATAACGGCCGCCGATATTCGTTGAAGAGCTTCATCACCTCCGCCTCGCTTTTGTAGATCACGGCGTAGCCCCCGGGGAGCGTCTCCTGAGAGACGAGCTTCCCCGACTTCTCGACGAGATAACGCAAAAGGACCGAGAACGGGATCCCGAGGCCCTTCGGCCACCGGAGCCGGGAGAGTACGACAAATTTCCCGGCCGCCTCGGCCTCCGTCCTCACCGCGAGCTCGAGGGTGAGCGTCCCGGCCGCCGCCGTTTTGACGGTGTAGATCCCGTCGTTGAGCGCGGATCCACGGACCTTGACGTCGCATCCGTCCGAAAATCCCGCCTCGAGAAATCTCCCGCCCGAGTCGACGATCGTCCCCGGGCCCGCCGGTCCGGTCGTCGGAGCGGTGAACGAGATCCCGACGCCGTAGACTTGGACCCCGGAGGCGAGAAAAGCCGAGTTGCAATATCGGACGACTCTCTCCTGAGCGCTCGGGAGCAGCGTCTCGAGCAGCGGATCGAGCGTCGCATCCGTCGCCGGGATCTGCATGAGCACCTTCAATTCGGTGAGCGTAAGAATCGGCATTTACTTTGTCCCTTTCTTCGGACTCGGAGCCCTCGCGGCCGTCTTTTCTTTCGGAGGATGAGCTTGAGCCGGAGGACCAGCGGAAGCCGCCTCCCTAAATCCGAGAGCTTTCAAGCATAGGATCGCTCCCGGATCGTCGACGGCCGCCGTCCCGTCCGCAAAATTTGCGATCGTCCTGCCTCTCCTCTTTACAATTCCCGTCCCGGTGAAAATCATAGGGTGAATTCCTTTTTAAAAATGCGACGAAAAAGTCCGTTTCCCGAGGATCATGAACACACACGAGGCCGCGAGATCCTCCGTCGTCAGCCGCATCTTGATAAACGACTGTTGCAAAAGAAAAGCCCGGGGAGTCGTCCCGATACGGAACGTCGTCGAGTCGGTCTGCGCCGCCATGTCTGTCAGCGTTTCCTTGTACCACGTTACCCCGTCCGGCGCAAGGAATGAAAACGTAACCGTGTCGATCCCGGCGGTTGTGTACGCGATCACCGAGTAGGCGTCGAGCCCGAGAGCGTCGCCCTTCATCGAGACCGCGAATGTATCCTTGACGGCGGTGAGAGTGTCGATGTAGACCGCGCCCCGGGCGAGCGTGTCGACGTTTTGCGTCTGGGCCCCGGCCGTCGAGACGAGGAGGACGAGGAGGATCCCGAGAAATACTTTTTTCATGTCTGCTCCGTTGAAAGGAGGGCGAGGCCGCCCGGAGACGGCCCCGCTCCCGGTGAGGTTACGTCGTGAACGTCTCGACCGACGTCTTCGACGCGACGGTATAGCCGAGGATCGTCGCGGCCGTAACGGTCAGCGTGTCAGTTTCCGCGTTCAGCCATGCGTTCGCGGATCCCGTTACGACGACTGTTGCGACTCCGTCGGCATACGTCGCCGTCGTCGAGGGGATCGTCGCCGTCCCGGCGCTCGAGGTATCCCCGACGGAGAATCCCGAGGTGATCGCCTTGTTGAACCATGTATGCAGCTCGCCCGCCGCCGTCTGCAATTCGACGCGGACCGTCCGCGTCCACGCCCCGGTGATCGGAGTGCGGACGTAGGTCGCCGGAGACACGACGAAAACCAGATCGCCCGCAAGCGCCTTCGCCATGAGAACGAGGAGGCCCCCGATCCCCTGAGCGTGTCGCCGGGTGATACTCGTGAATGATCTCGGCTGCTGTGCCATACGCTTGAGTCCTTTCTTTTTCTTCTCGAGAGAGACAGGGACGCCGCCCGGAGAGGCGCGACGTCCCCGGTTAATTATCCGTTCGTGATGAGCCGGGCAAACCGGATATTCTTCGCCATGAAGGCGAGAGTCCAGTTGTCCGCGGCGAGCTCCGCGTCAGACGGCGAGACGCCCGCCATGTCCGCGTCGTAGTAGGAGACGCCACGCGGATGAAGCAGGAAATAGCGCCGCGTGATAACGTCGAGCTGTCCCGCACCGGTTCCCTTGAGCGGTTGACGATAGATCTCGAGGGCCGGATCCCCGGTCCCGAGCGCGATATCGGTCCGGGCGAACGCTCCCGCGCCGAAGAGGAAGGTGTGATATTTCCGCCCGCTCGTCCCGCCCGCGACGTTCGTCATGCCGTCGTCGACAAGGACGCGGAGGCCCATATACGTCGGGACCTTCGGATCCTGCGTCGAGAGTACGACGTCGTCGATCAGATCGAGCGCCCGGAGGCGCTTGAAACAGACCGAGTGCATGATGATCGCCGTGAATTTGTCGTAGGCGTCGCCGAGCAGGAAGCGCGTATCCTCGATCTGCGAGGATCCGATCAGCTTCGCCGGATCGGTCGTTGTCGTCTCGCCCGCGACGTCGTTCGAGAGAGCCGTCGCGATCGCCGAGTCCGCGAAGACGCCGGTGAGCGTCTTGAGAAGGAGACGCTGCTCCTCTTTCTGCCACCATTTCGCGAAACGCGAGATCACGACCTGCGCCGGATCGTCGCCCGCGACGTACCGGACGATCGGCGAGACCGAGAAGGACTGAGTGCGGAAATGCTTTACCGCGATATCCTCCCCGGTCGTCAGGCCGTGAGGAGCGAGCGAGGTGTCGTCGTCCGTCGCCACCTTCGAGCGATCCGTTGTCGCGGTGTCGTGCGAGAGGTCGTCCCAGAACGGCATGGTGCAGATACGCCCGCCCTGCGAGGCGGCCGCGTCGATCTCGGGCGTCGAGCCCGCGATCCCCGACTGAACGAGGAGAGACTTCTCCGTCGTCATCTCGAGGAAATACTTTGCCCAGATCTCGGGCTCGTAGATATTCGCAATAGCTGTTGCGAGAGCTGCCATGATTAAATCTCCTTCGTGAGTTTACGCTTGAGCCAGAGCTTTCAGTTTAGCTGCGAGCTCCGGCCGTGTTTTTGTGAGCTTGACCTGCTCCGAGATATTCAGAGTCGCCTTCGCGAAAGGATTCTTTTTCCCGTACTCGCCGAGATCGGCCGCCGGGAGATCCCCCTCCGCGTGTTCTTGCCCGGCGAATTTCACCTCCCCGAACATTCCCGCAAAGGCCTTGTTTTCCTTGACCGGTTTCAGCGCGTCGTCGAATCCCTTGATCTTCCCGGCCGCGTCGATCTCGAGCTTCTCGAGGTCGAATCGGTGAGAGAGGAGATCCCGGGCGTCGGCGTTCACGACGCCGGCATTGAGGAGTGCTTCCTTGAGCGCGAACTGCTTTCGGACCCGCGCCTCCGCTTGCTCGGCCTCGGCCTTCGCCGTTTTAGCTGCACTCTGGAGCTGCTCGATCTGTCCGACGAGATCGGTGTTTCCCTCCGCCGCCTTCTTGAGAACCTTCATATCTTTCTCATACTGCTCAACCTGCGCCTTGAGCGACTCGCTCGCCGAGCGGACCTCGTCGAGACGATATTTCGGGATCAGTTTCCCGTCGTCCACGACGATCTTCTCGTCCTTCTCAAAGAGGAGCAGCTGTTTGTCGCCGATCTTTGCAGAGACCGAGGCGTAGAGCTCATCACCGAAAAGTTTTTTGAGATCTTCCATTGTGCGTTTCTCCCTTTGTCCGCTGTCCACTTGTTGTCCCGGTGTGTCCGGTTAACAGGCCGCTATTTGTACCCGCCGCGAGCTTGGGCGGTCGTTGGATCTGATTCTTGACTTCGAGCTCGACTACCTCTCCGTCTACCGCGTCCGCTAAACGCTGCGCCTCTCGGCGCGAGGTGAATACCGCGACGATCATACGTCCTCCTCAAAATCCCTCGGCCCCTGCTCAAACGTAACGTTCGTCGTCTCCGTCCCGAGGAGGACGAGGTGCAGATCGTCGCCGTATGCGATATCCTCCGGGATCCCGTCCGGGAACGCCCGGCAAAAATTCCTCTCATCCCGCTCGAGAGGTCCGTCGTCCTTGACCCCCCCGTAATGCTTGCACTCGCGTTTGTAACAATTCGGCTCGAGGATCATTTTTTAACCTTCGGAGGTTTGTACGCTTTCGTTTTCATGAGGTTATCAAAATATCTCTCGACTCTCCCGGGGAGGCGGAATTTCGGCGCGAGCGCTTTGTAGCCGTGTCCGGTGTAAATGTCATAGGAGACCGCGAACGCTTCCCGGACGTCCTTCGCGGCGTACTCGGCTACGTAGTGTTTCCAGTAACGGGCCCCTTTGTAGGGATCCCCGAATTGCCCCGTCTCTATGTCAAGCCAGAGGTTCATCCAATCGTGCGGGACCTCATTCGTATGCCAGTAGATGTTTCGTTTTGCTCTCTCGGAGAGCGAGCCCCTCTCGGTCAGCGCTCGAGCTGCGAAATCGGAGTCCGTCATCCCCCCGGGAGCGACGGGAGCGTGGAAGCCCCCCTCGTTCGTATATTGTTTCAGGCGGAAATGCACGTGATGTCCGAATTCGTGCCGAGTCGTTGTGTCGACCCCGCTCGGCGTATTAAATCCCCCCTTGCCGTTCGTCGCGACGGAGGGCCCCTGGGCCCGGGCGAGTTGAGCGTGTCCGTCGATCTCTATCGCGTCGGTTTTGATCTTGACGCTCTTCGGCATTCCCTTCGGCGTGTACCACGGCACCTGAGTCGGTTGAATGCTTCCCTCCGCGAGAGGGAAATATTGTCCAATAAAACCGCTCGACCCTCTCCCCTTCATGACGACGTACTCGACGGGATATCGCTGCGAGATCTCCTTCGCGAGCTTCATCTCTCGCTGCATGAGGACGAGCTCGTCGTGGATCGCGTTCGCTACCTCGGAGTAATGCGAAACGCCCGCCTTTGCGTACCCTCCCTCGACCCGGAAATTCGCGTTAAACTTCTTTTGGAAATCTCTCGCAATAGCCGCCTCCGCCGTGTCGAGGCGATAGGGTGAGAGGAAGATCGGTTCCGGCTCCTTGATTTTTTTCGCGATCACCTCGGGCGCGGGAGCGGGAGCGGGCTCGGGCTCGGGAGGCGGGGCGACCGGCTCGGGAGGGATCACGCCGTCCTCGTTTACGCGATCGAGGCCCTTGATCTGAAACTGAGCGGAACAATGACAATAGATATCTTCCTCCGGGAGGCCGGAGAGTCCCGGGGCCTCCGTCGAAAACGTCCCGCCCTTTTCCGCTTGGACGACAAACGCTTCTTTCGTCCCGACCTCTTGCCCGTCCGCCGCGAGGTGCCCCGGGCGAGGATCCCCGATCCCGTTGTGCTTCCATACCTTCACGCTCTCGAGGCCGATCCGGCCCGCCGCGTCCGATCCCTTGAGGATCCCGACGAGACGCCCGGCGGAGTGTCCCTTGTGCATCTCCGTGAAGGTTATCATGCGGGCCCGCGTCGCCGCGACGTCGAATCGCCCCTTGATCGCCTTCGCCACCTCCCGGTACGACTTTCCCTGCGCGAGTCCGGCGGTAACTTCTTGCCGGGCGTTCGTCCTGAGCGTCGTCTCGAATTCGCGCTTGACGTCCGAGAGCAGCTTCCCGCTCGAATTATTGAGGGCGTCGAGCCACAAATTGTCCGTGATCTCGTAACGGATCGCGTCCGTCGGGAGCTTGTCAAAACCGAGACTCATCCCCGTCCCGAGCTCGAGCGCTGCGCCGGTATCCGTGTACGATTTCATAAACGCTTTCTTCGTCCCTTGATCCGTTACATTGACGGCGATCTGAGTGAGCGCCTTGATCTCCGCGGCGATCTGCTTCTCGATCGAGGCGAGGCGGCCGAGCTTCCGCATCTCCGTGATCGTCGGATTTTCATTCCCGGCGAATACCTTTGCGATCGTCCCTTGCACCTCGTCGAGCGTCTTTCGGTACGCTTGCAATAGGCGCTGCTCCGTAACCCCCTGAGTGCGAAGGAGCATAGCGTCCGCGTCGTCGAGGAGCTTTTGGATCCTCGCGTTTGCCTCGGGATCTGTCAAGCCGGGACCTTCGCCTTTTTAACGGGCGTCCCCGGGATCGGGGCCGGAGCCCCGGGAGCCCGGGCCGGTTTTATCGGTTGCCCGTTTTCATCTCGTTTGATCTGCTCCGCCGGGACCGGGTCCTCGGACCCTATCGGCCCGGGAGGGACCGGATCCCCGTTCTCATCGAGCGGTTGTACCCTCCCGAGATCGACCATGCCCTTCTCGAGGCGGTCCTGCTCCTCGGCGTCGAGGCGCTTCTGCTCCTCTTCCACGTCGTCGACGTAGGGGTGATTTTCGAGGATCGTCTGCTTTGAGAGGATCGACTCGGAGGCGATCAGCGCGTCGATCTTTTCCTTTTCGTTGAAGATCACGCTCTTGTTGAAGGTAAACCGGACCTCCGTCGAGTCGTATTTCGTCCCATGAGTCCGATTGAGATACTCGACGACAAACCAGACGAATTCGCCGAGGGCCTTTTTGAATTTACGGATCATGCGGTTCGCCTTGAGATCGAGCGAGGTGTAAAGAAATTTGAGCGCGATCCCGGAGGGCGATTGGATCTTTTCGGAGTCGACGTCCACGCCCTCGGCGAAGAAAAATATCTCTTTCCGGGTGATCGCGAGGAAACGGTCCTTTGCCTCAATCGGGATATCGAATTTGAGCGGCTCGACTCCGCCGTCGTTGGAGACCGAGATCACCTTTTGCGTTTTCAGGTTCTTGACGAAGGCCGCGAGATCCGAGAGCCCCTCCCTCGCGTTATCCGTGAGCGGCGCATATCCCTTGAGGACGAGGATCAGTTCCTGAAAGTCAACGAGATCGTTTACCCACCCCGATTTCACCTTGTCGTATGCGTCGATCAGCGCCTTCACCGGCTCGAGGTCCGTCCTCGAGTCCGTGTTATTATCGAGGCGGACAAAGGGAGGACGCCCCCACGAGTGCGGGGCCTTCTCGGCCGGAGCGAGCGTGTTGAATGAATACCAATGCGGCGCGGGATTCGCCTCGTAAAACGGGTCATGAACATACGTCCCGTCGAGCTGCTCTTCCCAATATTCGACGCCCGACCCGTCCCACCATTCGACTTTATAGCGTTGATTGATCTCGCCCTTCTCGGAGACGATATCGTAGACGTAGAACCGGACGACGTAGATGAGATTTTTCTGATATTGCGTGTCGTAGACCGGGATCACCTGCTCGCCCGGGACGATACAAAACTGCAGATCCCCGTCGGGATCAATGTAGACATGCATCCACTCGACGCCCTTGTTGGACGCCCCGACGGCCCAATCGTTGAGGAGGTCGTCGAATTCGTCGGAGATCTCGTCGAGGAGCAGCTCCTGAAATTCGTCCACGCTCTCCTGAGCCGACTCCTCTTCGGGCGTCAGACTCTTCGGATCCTCGACCTCCGGCTCCGCGACCGAGATAACGATCGGATTGCCGATCATGTAGGCAATCTTTTGATCGACGAGGATCTTGTGGAACGGGTGCGGGACCCGGGCATTCGACTTCACGGTATCGGTGTACTCGATCCCGTCGAGAAAGTAGGTGTTGCGGTGATCGAGGATATCATGCGCGGAGTCGTAGTAACGGACGCCCTCGGCCATGCGCTGCTTCCCCGGACTCGCGACGTCCGTCCCGATCAGATCCTTGAGGCGCGTCGTATCGAGCGTCGCCTTGTCGGCCATGATCTTCGCGTTGATGAGGTGCGTCAGACTGATAAATCCTGTAGTCATCGTCCCGTCCTCCCGTTGCTGCTCAAGAATCGGATCCCGGGCCGGGTCATATCGGCCTCGAGCGAATACCTCGTCGCGTCGATCGAGTGATTTTCCTTGTCCTCGAGCCGGGCCAGCATCTCTCCATCCGGCCCGACTTTGTAGTCTATATTTTCAAATTCCCTCGCGATATTCGGAGTGCGCGTTGGGTCAATCACAATTTCCTCGAGGTCGTCGAGCCAGTTCTCGCCATGCTCGACGGATCCCTCGCCCTTGATCGCCCCGGAGATCTTGACCTCGAGATCCTCGAGGTCCGCGATCGACTTCGGCTCGGCCGAGTCCGCGACCGTTTTCGTCGTATGATATCCCCGGGCCTTGATCCTCGAGGCGAGCTCCCGGTTGCTCATTTTCACGCCGTAGATCTCGTCGAGAAAGTAGACGATCCGCCGGGCCCGATCGTAGTGCAGCCGGACGAAACAGACGGGATCGACGGCGTATCCCCAATCGAGCCCCTGTCTGATGTTATCGAAACGCTCGAGCTCCTCCTGAGTGATCCGGCGGAAATTCAGATTGTTGAACGGCACGACGCCGCCCCCCGAGGGCTCGCCGAGGTAGATCCATCGAAACTTGGCCTCGTTCGTCGCCCGAACATACTCCATCTCGGCGATCGTCTGAGCCGAAAGAAATCGGTTCGTCGCATACGTCGAGTGATGAACATAGGTATTGCCCGGGACGACGTGCCCCTCGTACTTTTTGTTCACCCAATGCTGCTTTCGCTTCGGAGGATTGTACGAGTACGCGATTTTGTAGGTGATCCCCTCGGGGAGCTCGGCCCGGAGGATCGAGTCCGTGATCGTCTGCAATTCCTCCTCGAGCTTAAACTCGGTGAGCTCCTCGATCCACGCCCGGGCGATCGGGAAATTCGAGGTCTTGATCGACTTCATCTTTTGCGGGTCGTCGGCCCCGCGGAAAATAATGTAGTTCCCCCGGGGAGTGTAGACGATACGGAGCGGCGACTTCATGAAGGCAAAGGACCCGGCGACCCCGAGCTGTATCGTCGCCTCCTTGAGCTGCTCGTAGACGGACTCCTGTAACGTGTTCGATACCTTGCGAATGCAGAGGCCGTTGACCGGGAGGGCGATCAGATCGAGAATAAACCTCTGCGCGATCGTCGTCGACTTCGCGCTATTGCGCCCCCCTTTGCAAACGTAGAACGTGTAGGACCCGTCGCGCCACGCCCGCCAGAAGTCGAAGAAACTCTCGACGACAACCTCCCGCGTATTTACCTCGAGGATCCCGTCGTTCATATCGAGTCCGTAATTACCTTGACGCTTGCGTTGAGGTTCATGTCTTGGACGTCCCGCCAGCCGGCGACGTTTTTCAGCGCGAAGATCGGCATGGACGGATTAAACTTTTTCGAGAGGCCGAGGCGGACGAGCTTCGACTCCTGCATCTCCTTCGCGATCCCGAGGAGGTAGGCAAAGTATTCATTCCGGGCCGAAAACTCCGAGATCCGGGCCGCGCCGATCATGCGCGAGATCGCAAAATCCTTCATCCAGATGTTGTTTGCCTCTCCGAACCACTCGAGGAGCTCCTCTCCGATCAGCTCGATCTCCTCGTCGGTGTACTTTTTCGAGAATTGATTGCCCCATTTCCGGGCCCGCGCCCTTTTTGAGGGCTCCGAAGCAGCCGCCTTTTTCTTCCTCTTCGCCTTCATAATCCGACTCCGCAAAGATCGGGACAATCACCGCATTTCCCGAGGTAGACCTTTTCGTCGTGCAGGGAGACC